AACGTTGCGGATGGTTGCAGCTCTAGCTCCAGTAGCAAGAACAAAATTAACGATACCCCACATACGCCATTTAGCGAAGGTGTCATTGTTTTCAGGCTTCCTTAATAGCTTTTCAATATCTTCATCACTATAGAATTTAGGAAGTTCTTCTTGCTGCTTAACTTCTTTAATCTCTATTGGAACATCAATGTATTCACGCTTGATGCAGAAATTAACGAAGGTGCGGAAATCACGCAAATAGTGGTTAATGCTAGAAGGAGAAATTTCTTCCTTCCGCATATGAT